AACTTAGCAAGTTCTTCTAAGCTGTATTCTCTTGTGCTGAAAGTCTTACGACATTCTTTACAAGTCCTGGATCTCCAAACATAATTTGCGTTGGGTCGGTCTCTTGTCTGACCATAAGCAATAGTATTGCTACCGCAGTTAGGACATTGAATCATTTGTCTCCTTATCCATTGCTAAAAACTTATCATCTAGTTTTTGTATGCACATTTCCCATGCGTCATCATGGCTAATATCTAACAACTTAGATAACTCCAAAGATAATTCTCTTAAATGACTAGCAATAGCATTAAGACTGTACGGATAATCACTCACTGGCTTTCTCCAAATCAGTAACTCTTTCATCCATAGTTACAAACAAGTTAATTAATGATTCAATATTGTGTTTAAAAATATCATCTTTACCATTAATTTTGTCTATCTCTTTAGCAGTTGCTAAGCCTATCTTCTGGGCTTTACCTTGCATTTCATTTAACAAGAAAAAAAGTTGCTTGTTTTTATCATGTTGTGTACAAAGTTGCTTATAACCTTTCTCTAAATCTTCAACTCTTTTAATAAGTTCTAATAGTTTTTTATCAGTATCACTCATTGGTCTACCTCCTCTAATTGTTTTTTTTGATAACCAATTACTGTATCAACTAACTCATGTATTAAGTCTTCTGGGATTTCTCGTTCAATTACTTTCTCATCTATTAACTTGCCAATATGTATGCAGATAAGACTAAGTTCAGCATCAGTAAATTGCATTTACCTACCCCCCTGGAACTGGATCTCTGCATACTGTAAGGACTCCCAATATAATCCATTACCCTCGTCATCAATAAGAATAATAGAATGTCTATCAAGATCCATACACACCTGTTTAACGACCCTACCTTCATCTTCATCAGATAAAGTTATACGACTTCCAATAAGAAATTCGATAGGGATATTAGAAAAGTTTTTTACTTTCATAATTCATAAATAATCTGGGACAATAGACTCAAAAGAGCCTGTTAAAAATTCATATATAAAAAATTCTTAATAGGTTCATTTAAAGTTTCGCTACGGATAATAAGCAACTAACATCTAAAAAAATAAATAAAAAGAAGAAAGAAGCCTAAAGTTAATTAGGCTCTTTAACATCTAAAGACTTATAGACCTTTTGAAGCTCTTCGTCACTGGCTTCTTGGTTAAACCATATACGTTCAGCTTCTGCACGTCTGGCAGCCTTTAGACTCTCCTCTTGGTGGTTAGTAATCATAATTAATAATTAGTTACTGGGCAGTAGGATTCTTGGTTAAGAGAACCCTTTAAAAGCTCCGCAGAGCCTTTAAGGGATTGTCTAAGACTTTTTTATAAAGAATGTATAAATACCTCTATCTTTTGTTATCTCATTCATTTGATATGAGTAACCCTTAGGTAAAGTATCTAACCATTTTGAAAAATCTTCGGGCATTAAATTACCAGAGTAGAAAGGGATTGAATGATCCATTAGACATTAACTAGATTTTTAGTACATATATAAGGTTTTTTCCTACTTCTACCTACATCTATGTAGCAATAGTAAGCAATATGATGATAATCAGTCATAATGTCTGACTTATCAAACCATTTACTACCTTTCATCGCTTTAAACATATTTTGGTAGAAATTATGAACTAAATGTTCCCCTAACTCTACAAACTTGTTTAAGTGATGGTATGACTGTTGAAAGTCACCATCTACTAAATACAATTCACCATAATTGTTTCTAGCATGCCTTTCACGTCTTATGTCATTCTCTACCTTAACTAGATCTAGTTCACCTTCAGATAAGGTAACTATTAAGGTTGAATGATGACGGATAGAAACAGTACCTTTCATACCATAAGTCTTTAAAACTTTTTTGATTCCAGGTAAAAGTTCTTTTTTATCTTCTTGTGATATATAGGCCATAATTAATTACCTACATATACAACAGTTCCAACTTTAGCTCCATTAAAGTCTCTTAAAGTTGTTTCTAGTTCCCAAGTATTAGATACATCTTTAATACTATTTGCATAATTGCTTAGTATTCTAGATACCTCTAGTCCAATATTAGGACTAAATGCTGCGTTATCTGTTGATAACTTTATTCGTAGTTCCATTTGGTTAATAAGTTCTGGGGCTTAGTACTGACTACCTATTAGTTAACTATTAGTTAGCTAGTACTAGACTGTAGTATTACTAAGTGGTGAGCATCGATAAAATAAAATAACAAATTCTTAACACTTTGTAACAATAGACCCTTTATATATCCCCCATATTCTATTTTTTGTGTCCAAATTGTCCGTTATTGTGTCCAAAACTCCTAGAACCCTATCTATGACTAACCTGTAGAACTGTCATATAGACAGTACTGCAACAAAAAGACTGTAGTTATAGTAAGAATCTACGCAAAAAGTCTATATACAAGGGGGGATTTTTAGTTTTGTATATATGCGTAAACCCTTGAAATTTTTGTGTCAAAAACTTTTTAGTAGTACTTATAAGGTAACTATAGGTTAACTATAAGATAACTTAAAGATTGACTATAAGAGACTATAAGAACCTCTATAAGACTGCCCAGAAGAGTCTTATAGAGGACTATAGGTTGTATAAGTACCTATGAATATATTTTATTGAGAAATGCTGTGGGTGGATAGTCTAATGTATTAACTATTAACAACTATCATCTGCTTGTTGACTGCTTATTTTCTACTTATTTGGTATCTTATTTTATTTTTAATTATCTATGGTCGCTATCCCCCCCTATAGTCCCCCCCTTTCATAAAAAAGGGTGTATTTTATCTACAAGTAGTACCTAATAAGCGTTGCTTATGAATCCATCGGTGTTTCCATTAGAATTACTTATCTGAGTGGGTGTCATTCCGAGGGCTGTTTGGGTGACGGTGTTATTAAGGTATGAACCCCAATTATCTAAGTGAACTCTTAGGAGTTCATCTTTACGAGATTTTATGTTTCTGTCTTCATCCTGGTTCATATATTCAGTCCAGTAAGCTACTGCCCCTGATAGAGCATCAAGGATGTCATCGTGTACTAAAGAACCTCTATGTTTAGTTATGCGAGACATTTGATAGAAGAGTTGAAGTTTAAGTTTTCTTTCTGGAGCTTCGTTAGGGTTAGATCTATAGTCTTTTTCCACTACCTTGCGGTCAAATATGAGTCTGTGAGAGTTCATAACAGGTTCAAGGGTATCTATTATGCGTAATTCTTTAGTCTTTGTGTTGCGTACGTCTTGTACTTCACAAGGGTGATAGCGGAGAAGGAAGGGTTTTAACAGTTCAGCAAACATACCACCACCCATATTTGATTCAACAAGGATGGTATTAACTTTATTTGTCTTGGCTATTTTGGATAGGGTTGTTAATACAGCGTCTGAATAGCCACCGTTAAGACCACCAGCATCAGGAACGTATAGATTACCGTTTAGCATCTTAACTACAGCGTATCCTGTGGCATCTCGTCCTTTACCAGAGGGGTCGATGAACATAACAGAGCCTGTATATTCAATCCAATCACCAAATTGTTGTGCAGGTCTGTAGAAATGATCTCCATTAAAGCCTACACAGGGTAATTCTTTGATTACATATTCGGGTGATGATGACCAAATTACTTTTTCTGGTGCATGATCAGGGTTAACACTGCTGATGATTAGATCTGATAGTTTGAGAGGGTAACGGTCTTGATCACTAAGGCTAGTGTCTAACATGAACTGTAAAGAAAACCCAGAACGTCCATAGGAAGCTTCACGTTCCATTAGATCTATTGATGAGAACCTATCAGGGTCAACAGGATCTTTAGGCTTTACAAGCTCTTCTGATAGCCTTTGAGCTAACTTAGGAGCAAGTCTATCTCCGTAGTTGTTTTTAAGTT